AAGTATTATTTATCTTTAAGTGGTTTGGTGTAGATAGGATATGAATAAGACATGATAGCCTTCATTTTTTCACATTGTATTATATTGTTAATGTCATCACTAAGTCGTTCAGGTAGTTCACTGTCTTTTAGGTGACTTTTGATTTTACTGGTTATGTGATAAGCTAATGCATCTAAATGTGATGGAACTAGGTTATCTGGTACATTTATAGTGTTATTGATTCTGTTCATTTTATGGTTGATATTTAGGTGATAGTTGATTGTTTTTGATTGCTTCTGTTAATAATCTTGAAGCTGTGTTTTTTGCGGCTGCACTTATGTTGTTGTCACATGTTGCAGCTCCTTTGATTACGACTGACACGGTTGTTGGGTCTATGCTTTGACATGAGTCTAGTTTATGTAATAAGTTATTGCAGTGGTCTATGATTTCCCATGCATCTTGTTCATGTTTAACTGAACGTTGTGCAAAGCTTATATAACGCCTGATAGCCACATCAATTAGCGTTTCTTCTTTTTCTGAAAGTTGAATTACTTTTATTTTAGACATAATATTTTATAGATTGAGTGATAGTATTATTATACATAGCTTACATTATGAACAAAAAAAAGGGGGGCCTATTGCCCGCCCTCCTGTTCATCATATCCTGATACACCTTTGTTGTGATCATTGATGGGCTTTTCTCTGCCCCCATCTGAATGGTCTCTTGAAGACTTAGGCTTCTCTGGTGGGGCCTGTCGTCTTTCTACAGGTGCGTCGACATTGAAGTCAGATAGTGTTATTTCTAACCTCTTCTTGCCTTTCTTTTTGCCAACTTTATTAACGTTGACCCACATCATCGTTTCAGCCTTTGTTATTCTACATTTAACAATAATTGTTCCTACGTAGTCCGAGCGTCCCTTCTTACTTGTCCATGCTGTGCCTTCATTCGCATCAGCAGCAAACATTGGGTTGTCACCCTCGTTGTGCAATCTTACTCGTTCTTCGTGTTCTTCAACAGCAGCTAACTGCTCGTCGTTCAGTTTAATAATAGGTTTCATATTTATAATGAGCTTCTTCGCTCGCCGTGTACGACTTGAGAAGACGCGAGTGCTTGAGGCTTTGTGATGGACATGAATGATAGTACTAACTAGTTGCCGCCTTTGGTCGGCTGAAAGCAAGTACTCCATTTTTCATGACAACCTGACTTTATGTTCTAGACGGGAGTCTAGCAGTGTCTTGTAGCGGGAGCGTCCTTACTTAGCGAAAGCGGTACTTTATGTGATAGTAGAAGGTTGGCGTGAAACTTGCGGAAGCCAGATCTTCTCAACAAAGATGGCGAAGAAGCCTCATTGTACAATGTGAAACCGTTAGTTATAAACTGAACGATGAGCTGGTAGCTGCATACAACAGAACACGAAGGACGAGTCTGGTTTTCGAGGGTGACAACCCAAGGTTTGCTGCTGCTGTCTTGGCACAGCGTGGCATCCTTGAGAAGGGACGCTTGGATTACGTAGGCCTCCTCCCCTCCCCTCCATGTAGTATAACAAAGCATTCTAGATGTGGGTCAACGTTAATAAAGTTGGCACTGATTAAGAAGAGGTTAGCTGTGCTTGACTTCAACGTTGATGCACCTGCTGATATCAGGCCCCACCAGAGAAGCCTAAGTCTTCAAACTACTGATGGCAGGGAAAGCTTATCGATGATAACAACAAAGCATCCTACTAGAATTGACAGGAGGGTGGTCAATAGGTCGGCTCTTTTGGTGACAGATGACGACAAACACAGACACAAAGCGAAACACGCCATGAGTCATTTAGATTACCAGTGGGTTCCGCTACCCCTAGGGGGGTAAAACTTTACGTTGAAAACGTAGAATAGGTACTCACATTTTTGACCCAAAATGCATCCACATAGGTTCCTAAAGGCAACATCACATCCAAGTAGTTGACTCAGTTTTACCCCACATCTTGTTGTGAGACTCCATGAACTTCTCTAATTCTTTGTCTATCTGCTCTTCACGCCACTGTTTCACAGCAGTATCAGTATGAGCTTCCATGTGCTCTACCCAATATCCGACAGCAATCGCTAAAGCATCTAGTCGGTCATCATGACGTAATGCTCCTTTTTCAAAGGTTATTCTTGACATCTGATAGAACAGTTGATACAATTGCATACTCCCTCCTAGAGTGCTTCTTGTGGCCTTATCAGTGGGGCTACTGAAGTTTTTGAAATCTTTCTCAACCACTTCCTTGGCCACTATAAGTTTATGGGAGTTCATCACTGGTTCTAGGGTATCAATGATTCTTCTTTCCTTCTGAATAGAGTGTTTTACTTCTTCAATAGTACAAGGATAATGAACTTCTTCAGCTAAGACGGGCTTCAGTAGTTGAGAAAACATACCATCCCCAAAGTTAGACTCTATGATGATCTCATTTACTTTGTTTTTCTTAGCAATATTACCTAATTCTTTAAGTACTTCAGGAGTATAGCCTCCAAGGAAGCCTCCTGAGTCTGTCAGAAAGAGCTGCCCATTTAATGTCTTTACTACAGCGTAGCTTGTTTCGTCTTTACCCATACCTGCAGGGTCAATACTCATGACTGCTCCTGTATACGGTACGTGGTCAGTAGCTACTTCCATAGGTCTATAGTAGCGATCTCCTGCTAGGCCTACTGATTCTAGGTCTTTCCACTCTAATTCAGGTGAAGAAGCCCACGTAAGTTTAGGAGAAGCTACATCTAAATCTAAAGGGTGTATAATAAGATCACTTAAGCGGAGAGGATAACGTCCTACATCACTTAAGGAGGTATCCAGCATATACTGCAACGCGAAGCCACTCTTGCCGTAAGAAGCTTCTCGTTCTCTAAGATCAATGTCGTCAAACCTCTCTGGGTCTACAGGACTGCCTTCTGCGTTATCTTCACACTTTTCTAGAATATAGGGGGCCAAACGGTTCCCATAAGCTGCTAGTGTCTTATTAGATGGTATTCTTGCTGGCCATACTCTTATTTCATAACCCCTTTCAGGCAGCATGTTATAAATAGACATCTCAGTCTGAGGAGTTCCTAGATACACGATACGCCCTTCTGGTTTTAAAACAGCGTCAAACTCTTTAATAGTCTCTGCTATTTTGTCTCTCATCATCTGTGTCAGCGAGTTGTTTAACGACTCTACATCGTCTGCCACGATAAGATCAGCTCTGGAACCTGTCAGTTGTCCCGTGATTCCGACTGATTTAACAGAAGGAGCATGAGCTGCAGGTGCTGGCCCTACATCAAACGCTATTTTACTACTTCTCTGGTCTTCTCTCGGCATCAGATGCTTTAAGACAGGCATCTCGCTAATTAAGCGGAGGGTAAACGTAGAGAAGTCATCACTACGAGTTTTACTCGCAGAGACCACTAAGATGTTTAAAGAGGGATCAAGGAGTAACTGATGGCATACATAAGCGGATGTAATCCAGCTTTTGCCTACACCACGAAATGCTTGTATACAACACCGACGAGGCCCATTATCTACATACTCAGCGATGTCGTATTGAGTTGGAGTAGGATCAGGTAATCCTAGATGTTTCCAAACTAAGTATACAAAATTCCTAAAGTCATGAAGTTCTTTAGGTACAGTAATAGCCATTGCGGGGCTTCTAGTAGCCCTCTAAGGGCTTTTCAGTGGATAAGCTAGTTTGAGGCTTTAGCTTCTTGAATAATGTCAGAGGAAGGAAATGGGAGAGCATTGGCCAGTCCCTCAAGAGGAGAGGCTTCTGCGGGGGCTGCTGTTATCCCATTATCTTTAAGCATCTGTCTGGCAATATTAAGGTCAGCAGAAGTGGCTTCACCGCTGGCAACACGCCCTGTGAGGTCATCACAGACTAAATCAAACAGGTTACTTAGTTTTTGTTCCTTATTCTCTGCCATTCGTTGACTGCCTTTCCTAATGTCCACGCTATGGTGACACCAAGTAGGATAATCTTTAAAATTAATTCAAGATCAGTCAGAGTGACTACACCCATGACCGTTCCGTTTATACCGAATATTTTTAAGGTATCCACTTGTTGTTTCCATAATTGCTAGTCTTTTACAACTTCAATATCTCCTGATGGTGACTCAACGTTTGTACCGTTAAGTTCATTCAATACCTTGGCTACTTTCTCTCCTGCTGCTTGCACTTGCTGATGCTGTGCTGCAGTTAGGGGAGCGTTAGCTGCTGCTGAATAGACTATTTGAAGACTTTCTAGTGCTTCTTTAGTTTCTTGGTCGCTAGGTTTCATCTCTTTTTATTCTGTTTCTTCCGATGATTCATCAGAAGGCTCATCATTATCGCTTATTTCTTCTTCATCAGCAACTATATTCTCTTCAACTACAGTTGGTTCAACTGTTGTATCTAAAGTTACTACAGGTGCTTCAAAGTTTTCAGCGTTAACTGGTTGAGCTTTTTGAGCTTCTAATTGTGAATCTAATGATGCCCACCAGTCATTATCTGCTGCAAATTGATTAACTATTTCTGAAGATTTCTCAGAAGTTAAATCATTTAGCATAAGCATAGTGCCTTCTTCTGGTTTCCAGATTCCATCAATGTACGCAGAGTTACCCTCACCGTCTTCAGCAGTGAGGCCGACCACTAGTTCGCAGACACACATTTTGTTATCTGCTAAACAGCGGGGTTCAAAGCGAACCAGCCTATATGTGTTATTATTTGCCATATTATTTATTCTCCAAATCTTCTATTCTCTTTAATGCGTCCTGCAATGCTGCCCAAAGCACAGGAACTAAATTCTTATAGTCCACTGATTGCATTCTAGGATTACCTAAATTATCTACTGCATCTTTCTCAAGGCTAACCACTGCACCTAGATCGCATCCTGCTTCTTGCAGTTCATGGGCTAAGAAACCGACACGGTTCATGCGGTGTTCCTCTGGGCATCTGTTTTCTTTAAAATCAAATCGCTTAACTTGTGCTGCCTTAACTAAAGCCACTGCATCATCACCAGAATAATCTGTAATGTTTTCTTTTAGTCTGTAATCCGAAGCGGAGTGGAGTGCGTGTGCTGTATTCGCTCCATCTTTGTAATACAACGCAGCATTAGTGTCGTTGTAAGCGTAGAGCTTACCTATGTACGATCCGCTCGTTGGAGTCGCTACTGCTGTTAGTTGTAGATAGGTTCTTGCTGATATGTATCCGTTTGATGTATCAGTAGCTTGTATTGACCCTCCAAATTCAGCAGTTCCACCAAACGGTTGAATCTTAAACGTGTTAGCTGAATCATTTGACGTGTCATAACACTGTATTCCTGTGTCTGCATTGTTCGACCCTAGACAGCCCATCGCAATGGCCTTGGTCTGATCTAATCTCGTTTTAGTGATTCTGAAACTTATTGAACTGTTAATTTCTGCAATATTTGCAGCACGATAATTAACATCATTGGGAACAGTTACTCTTCCT